GACTTCACATATCTTGACGTGACACACCCCACCGGGGCGCTTTACCGCACTGCCGCGCCGGTCTCCTGGACCCCACCCGCTGGATTTGGCGGCGTGGATTCCATGTCTGGGGCGGTATTATCGCAGGGCAACAGCCAAACCCACTGGGGAACCATGCGGGTGATCAATTCCAACAGTATCGACATCAGTGTCTATGCGCCCAACTCGACCACCGGTCGAGCAGTACGGGCCATGGTCATTGGCCGCTGGTTCTAAAGGAGGGCCATTCATGCAACTCTCATTCCAACCCATGCGCCTTGACCAGGCACTGAGCGTCACTCGCGCAGGCGACAGTTTGACACTCAACGGCGAGGCCTTCGACTTCACACCGCTCCAGGAGGGCGATGTGCTGCCCCGTGATGCTGTGGCCTGTTCCTGGTTGGCCTCGGATGTGACCCGTCAGGGTGGCGAGATCCGCCTGACGCTGATCCTGCCCCATGGGCCACATGCGCCGGAGCGCACCCGCTTTCCGCAGCCTGTGTCTTTGACCGAGGATGGGCCGGTGTCACTCCCGGCCTATCAGACCGAAACAGCCCCCACCGAGGAGCCGGAGGCATGAGCAATATCGACCTCTCTCAAATCATCACCGCTCAGGACCGCAGCGAGGCTACGCGAGCAGAGGCGCTTGCCCGTCTCGCCCGCCTGCGCTGGGAGCACTCAGTTGCCGGTGTGACCTTGCCCGGTGGCCTCCAGATCCCCGGTGATGAGACCACGCGGCTTGCGCTCTCCGGCGCGGTCAGCGCGTTGCAACAGGGCATGATCACGGCGCCGCTGGCTTGGAAAACACCGGCTGGTTTTGTCGCGTTGACGCAGCTGGAAATCGAAGCTGCGGCGCAGGCTGTGGTGCGGCATGTTCAGGCCTGTTTTGCCGCCGAGGCCGCCGTGGCGGCACAGATCGCAGCCCTCAGTGATCCTGCGGATTTTGATCTTGAGGCAGCATTCACTGCGGCATTGGACAGCTGAGCCCGCACAATGACCATGATTGAAAACAGCGACCGTGGGATCACCTTAAACAAATCCCTCGCCTGGACCGTGGCCTGTGGTCTTGTGGGCGCAGGCCTTTGGGTGGGCATTCAGGTGGCCACCCTGCGCGGGGAAACCGCAGGGCTATCCCAAACCATCAACGGGCTGCGAGTGGATCTCACCGCCTCTGAGGCGCGCCAAGCGGCGCTGACCTCGCGGGTGCGGGCCAATGAGACCGCGCTTGCCCGTCAGGATGAGCGCCTATCGCTGATCCTCTCCACCCTGAACAAGATCGACAACCGGCTTGAGCGCATGGAGCGCCTGCCGATCCGCTGATCCCCCCCCAACATTCTGAAACACCCAAAGCCCGCCTGCGGGCTCTTTTGCCATGGAGATCCCCATGAAACTCACCCCCAATTGGAAAACCACCCTCACCAGCGCCTGGTCTGTGCGGCTGTTGATCCTCGCCGCCGTGATCTCGGTGCTGCCGGTCTTTGTCTCGCTGGTCAGCCCGGATCTTCTGGGCCTCGATCCCCTGGTCTTTGCCGGCATCGCCGCCCTGGTGAATCTCATTGCCATTCCGGCGCGCATCCTGGTGCAGCCAACCTCCAGCCTGTGGGCGGCCTTCCGGCGCGATGAAAGCGGGGCCGTGCGCAAACGCACCATTGGCGTGCTCGCCGGGGGCAGCGTGGCTCTTGCCTCCGCGATCGGCTTTATCGGCCAATGGGAAGGCCTCCGGACGGAAGCTTACCGCGATGTCATCGGCGTCTGGACCGTCTGTTATGGCGAGACCAAGGGCGTGCGCCCCGGTGACAGTTACAGCAAAGCTGAATGTGACGCGATGCTGACCCGCGAGATCATCGCCTATGAGGCGGCGCTGGATCGATGCCTCACCGCTGATGTGCCCAACGGCATGAAGGTGGCTCTGGTCTCTTGGACCTACAACGTTGGCCCCGCTGCCGCCTGTCGCTCCACATTGCTGCGCAAAGCCAATGCGGGCGATCTCACCGGGGCCTGCAATGAGCTGCCCCGCTGGAACCGTGCGGGTGGCAGGGTGATCCGGGGGCTGACTAATCGGCGTATGTCAGAGCGCGCCATGTGCTTGAAGGCGCTGAAGGCGTGAGGGCGATCACCATTGTGGCCGCCCTGGCGCTGATCGCGGTGGTCGCGGGCCTTGCCTATCAGCGCGGGGCCTCAGATTGCCGCGCCAGCTATCAAGCCCGCGCGCTCGCGGAGATCGAGCGGGCCAATCAACTGGATCGCGCCCGCATTGCCAGCGAGCGCGAACGCGCCACCCTTGCCAGAACCCTCGAGGAGAAAGCCCATGCGGATCCAGTTGCCGTGCCTCGCTGCCTTGGCCCTCAACGCCTGCGCCGCCTCAACCACCTCCGTTAAAAACGCCGATCCTTGTGCGGAGCCGGTGCTGCTGCCGGAGCGGTGGTTGTCGGATCAAGAGGTTGAGCTCCTGTGGGCGCGGAATCGGCGTGCGCTTCTGGACTGTGGTGGGAAGGTCGAGGTGCTCAGTGGGAGGGGGTGATGGCGGAAAGACGCTTAACAAACTCAGTCTTCTGTGGGGGAGATCAAGATGTGTGGGCTTGTTGCCGATACGAGCCTTGAAAATTGTGCGTTAGAGATTTAGTCAGAATTCAGCCCCCGGTTGATCCGGAGGATATGAATATCGCATATGTTACATTGTATTATATAAAACTGGAGCTTCGTGTTGAGGGCGGAAGATGACTTTGATCCTTGGACTCAGTTGCCGCCGCCGGATGATGTCGTTCAGTCAACTTTCAACCTAAGTGTTATTGAGGGCGTGCAGCCTCTTGATGCTCAGTTCGGCTTACAAACACCCAAGACTGTACCAGAGGCGCTCTATTCAACGCTATTCGGTGCGAAAGATATTCCGAAGAAGGCTACGCAAACAGCGGATTCGGTCCCGCTGCTGAACACCTACGCAGTCATTGACGCAGCCAAAGTCACAAACCTTGATGAGTGTTTGGAGGCATCCGGTCTGGAGCATAGATGCCTTTTCAAAGGGGCTGCTTACGAAGGCATGAAAGATGTCGCTCCGTGGATTGTGCGACTTGAAGAAGGTAGCTCTTTCACGCGAGATCTTTTTACCTGCTCTGATTCACCGCAACACGTTTGGAAGAAACGGCCAGGCATTTTTATACATTCGCAGGGCTCGCTGACTGAGATCTGGGAGCATCTACGTAGGTTTACCAGAGTGCAAGATGACGCTGGAAAATGGTACTATTTTCGGTTCTGGGAGCCTTATGTTCTTTATGGCCTTGCGGCACATGCGCTTCCAGTTGCCAACCAGATTTGTGCGCCGCTACATTCTGTGTTGGCCCCGCTGGACATGCATACAGCAGGGCACGTCATAAACCTTTCCCCTACAACCAAACGCTCTGAGCGGTGTGTCTTGTTCAAGGAAACACAATCTGTCTTGTCCAAGATCCGCCAACATCAGGTACTTGTTGATATCGCTGAGACGATCCTTTTGGATGGTCAAGTGGCACCGCCATCCCTGGACTGGCCGAAGCAACGTGACAGACTGGTAAACTGGGGTACTCACGCGCGACAAACCTACGGATTGCGCAAGCGCAAGTCACTGCACAGTTATCTAATGATCCGCAATGCCATGCCGCATGCCTTTGATGACCAGGCATTGAGAACAAATGAGATCCTGCTGTCCCAGATGACGGAAGCCGATAAATTGACGATGTTAATCAACTATTTGAGAACGGTTTGAGAATGACGTTTGCCCGTTTCTTTTCTATCTTAGCCGTCGGCCTGTGCTTGGCGTTTTCAATACAAGCTATGGCGCGCAGCAATAAGCCTGCGACGGTAGTATTTGAAACCGGCGCATGGCGAGCTTGGCCTGTTATCTATCAGTTCACTGTTAATAACGTGACGGTCGGGCTTGTAAATGATGCGCTCAGCAGTGCCGAAGCAGTTCCTCCTACGAACGGAGCGTCTTACGCTGCTACCATTCCTCGTTTGCAAAGCCCGCGTAGCCATATTCTGGAGACAACAATCAATTGGACCGAGTTGTCTACCGGGCGCCATTACACCGCTGATTTCGAGGTCGATGAAGATGCCTATAGTTGGTTCAAGGGCGAAGGCATTCCGTTGTATGTTACGTTTGGGCAACACGGCGCATATACGGTGCGCACCCTATCAAAAGCCCGCGTAACAGAACCCGTCGTAAAAGCGATTGAGCTAGACGATATGGATATTGTTGCAGAAGGCTGTGCTCGGCGAACAGCGACAAAGGCATGGAGCGAGACGCAGCTCAAGACACAG